TGTTCAGACTGCCGCTAATGAATCCGCACACTTAGCATTAACGGCACAAGAGGGTGACGTTGTAGTAAGGTCAGACCAAAATAAAACATATATGCATAATGGTGGTACTGCGGGTACAATGGCAGATTATACATTACTCGCAACTCCAACTGATGCCGTAACAAGTGTCAATGGTAATACGGGTGTTGTAACTGTAACAGAAAACGTTACAACCAATTTGGGTATAACAGGTACAACAGGTGCTAGAACTATTACGTCTTCAGATGGTACGGATGCAGTAATACCTGTTGCTACTGATAGTGTATCAGGGGTAATGTCTTCAGCAGACCATACTAAGTTGACAGGAATAGAAACTAGTGCGGATGTAACTGACACTGCTAATGTAACCTCAGCGGGTGCGTTGATGGATAGTGAAGTTATTAACCTCGCACAAGTAAAAGCATTCGATACTTCTGATTATGCGACTTCCGCGCAGGGTACAAAGGCAGACTCCGCATTACAAAATGTAGTAGAGGATACCTCACCTCAGTTAGGTGGCAACCTTGACTTGAATTCAAATAATATTACAGGTACAGGGGACATATCAACTACAGGCGACTTTACTCTTACAGATACAACAAGTGGAAGTGCCGCTGGACCAGAACTTACTTTACATAGAGACATAACAGGTGCAGACGCAAACTACCTTGGACAAATAAAGTTTACTGGTGATAACGATGCAGACCAAAGTAATGTTTTTGCTAAGATTACAGGTAAGATTAGTGATGCATCAGACGGAAGTGAAGATGGTCTTATTGAGTTTGCTCTTAAGAAAGCAGGAAGCAATAACATAGGTGCAAGACTTACAAGTACAGACTTGAAACTTATTAACGGAACAGGATTAGAAGTTGCAGGAAACATAACTGTAACAGGTACAGTAGATGGTAGAGATGTCGCAACAGATGGTACTAAGTTAGATAATATCGAAGCAAGTGCTGATGTTACTGACACTACAAACGTTACTGCCGCAGGGGCATTAATGGATAGTGAACTCACTGACCTTGCGGGTGTTAAGGGTGTCACAATATCTACTCTACAACCAAAACCCTCTGAGGGTGCATTCGCGAATGGCGATAAGACCAAGTTAGATGGTATCGAAGCATCTGCTGATGTTACTGACACTGATAATGTAACTACCGCAGGTGCGTTAATGGATTCCGAGTTAGTGTCTATTACTGACGTAAAAGCATTAGACCAATCCGTAGTATCTGGAGCAACTCCTACGTTTGGTACTGCGAATATGACAGATGCTACTAACAAGCGGTTCATGTCAGATGCACAAGAAACTAAACTTGATAGTGTTGAATCCTCTGCTACTGCAGACCAAACTGCCGCAGAAATACTTACTGCGATTAAGACAGTAGACGGAGCAAGTTCGGGGTTAGATGCTGACTTACTCGATGGAGTACAAGGTTCTTCATATCTTAGAAGTGATGCTAATGACACTTATACAGGCGACCTAACAGTAACAGGTACTATTGCATTATCAAGTCACCTTGATATGCCAGATAATGCTACCATTAAAATTGGTACAGGAGATGATTTAAACATATCACATAATGGTACAAACAGTATCATCTCAAATAGCACTGGGTTTCTTGATATAAGGTCAGATGCAGTACACATTGACAATGCCGCAAACAGTGAAAAGATGGCACAGTTTACTGCCGATGGTTCTGTTGATTTATATTATGATAATAGTAAGAAGTTTGAAACGACATCTACTGGCATAGATGTAACAGGTAATGTTAATGCTAGTGGAAGTTTAACCTTTGGTTCAGGTGGTGTGTATGAAGCAGGGTCTATTTTCGCAGACGCAAATTGGGGTATGATACATCGTTCTCTTACTGCTAGTCCTGCACAAGCAGACCATTTGTTTGTAAATAGTGCGGGTACAGAACGTATGCGTATTGATTCTACTGGTATAGATGTAACAGGTGCTATTACAACAGGTACTATTACAACAACTGGTACTATTTTTGTTGAAGATGAAAATACCTCTAGTGTATCACCACTAATAAAAGTACAAGGTACTAGAAGTGACGGTAATGCGTCACAAGCATTTTCTGGCGGTTTTGCATTATCTCGTTTACGAAGTGCCCAGAAGGCAACTAACAATACACACTTAGGAACACTTTATTTTGGTACTAACCATACAGATGGTACTGCCGCAAATATTGCTTACTCTGCAAGTATTGCGGCAAAACTATCAGGTGATGCAAACTCTGCAACAGATATGCCTACGGATTTAGTCTTCTATACAGGAAGTGCGGGTACTGCTTTAGGAACTGCCAACTCGACTTATGGTACAGAACGTATGCGTATTGATGCTTCGGGTGATGTTAGTATCGCAGGAGGTGACTTAACTGTAGCAGGTAAAATTGCTCTTGGTGATGCAAATACTGTTGCAGACCACGAGTTACATATTCAAAGTGCTTCACCAACCATAAGACTAGAAGATACAGACGGAAACCAAAGATTTGATATTACACAAAACGGTGGCACTACTAATGTTGATTATGAATCAGGTGTAATCTTTAAGAAAGCAGATGCTACAGAAATATTCAGAATTGATGGTGCGGGTATAGATGTAACAGGTGAGGTAACTATTACAAGTCACCTTGATATGCCAGATAACGCAAAAATAAAACTAGGTACAGGTGACGATTTAGAAATCTATCACGATGGTAGTAACTCTTATATTTCAGATACAGGTACAGGCGACATTATTATTAAAGGTCAGTATGTCAGATTACAAGATGAAGTTGGTACTAACTTATTAACAGCAGATGGTAATGATGCGGTTTCATTATACTATGGCGGTGCGGCAAAACTCGCTACCACGACTTCCGGCATAGATGTAACAGGCAAAATATCAATGTTTGATACGGGAGGTACACAACTTAAAATAGGTTATAACTCAACGTATTTTTGGGAAATCGGTAGAGAAGCATCAAATGGTAGATTAGGTTTCTTTGAAACTTCTGCTGGAACTTCTAGTGGTGAACGTATGACGTTATTAACGTCAGGTAACGTGGGTATTTCTAATACCAATCCTGGAGAGAAACTTGATGTAACAGGTAATATAAGGTCATCAGGCACATTTAAAACAACAGCGGCGGGTACGGGTCAACAATTATTTAATGCGACTGTTGATTTAGGAACTAATACCAGAGGATTCTCACTGGTTAGTCCTTCTGCAGATAATGGTAGTACGGCATTTAAATGGGAAACAGGAAACTCTATACTATGGGAACTTGACACTGCTGAAGCAAAATCAATGTTCCTAAACTCAGCAGGTAACTTGGGTCTAGGTACTTACTCACAAAGTGTCAAACTTGATGTGAACGGTACTATAAAGTATACAGGTTTAAGGGGTACAGGTGCTGTTACAGTAACTAATATACTTGACGAAGACAACATGGCAAGTAATAGTGCGACTGCATTGGCAACACAACAATCCATCAAAGCATATGTAGATGCTAATGCGGGTGGTGGTAGTGCTATGACTGCGTCAGAAATACTTACTTCTATAAAAACAGTAGACGGAGCAAGTTCAGGATTAGATGCTGATACAGTAGATGGGATACAGGCAACTTCATTTGTTAGAAGTGACGCGGATGATGATAAGACAGGCGACTTAACCATCTCTTCTGGTTCTGCTACTACTTCTAAGATTAGATTTGGTACTTCTGCTTGGAATAACTATATCGGTTTAGAATCTTATTGGATGAACTTTAGTGCTAACCAAAACGAAGGATTTAAATTTAAAGATAGTGTTGGAAATGCACTATTAACTTTAAATGGTGGCAATCAAACAGGACTTGGCGGTGCTGAATCTGCTAATTTCAGTGGTAAAGTTGTAGCACCTTCAGCAGACTTTGATTCTATGGTTATAAACAATTCTGGTGGTTATGCTAATATAGAGATGGGTGGTCCAAGTGGGGCATATATTGACCTCAAGAAACCATACTCTGATGACTATGATTTACGTATTATACACGACGGAACATCACAAATTAAAACAACAGGTGACTATGTATCTACAAGTACTGCTCATGGTTATGTTCTTATTGGACCACAGAATACAGGTTATTCTCACTTCACTACAGACAGGTCGCAGTACTACTTCAATAAAAAGATAATTGTTGATGAAGGTATATTTGCTTCATATGATGAAGATATACAGTTACTTCCAGGAAATTCAGCACAAAGCGCATATATAAAAATCGTTAATGGTGCGGGTCAGGCGAACGGAACTTATCAGTACTTCGTGGATAATAACGCAGACCAAAGCACAAATGCACATACGATGTATTCTGCTCAAAGTGGTTCTCAAACAACTACTTCTGATAGATATCATACGAACTTGTTTGTTAATACAGATGTAACTGCTACAGGTGGTGGTACAGACCACGAGCATAGACCTATTGGTATCTATAATGATATGGATATTACAGGTGTCAACACAGACCCAGACCTTATTTGGGGTGTGTATAACTATATAACATTAGCACAGACAGGAACAGGTACAACAGGTGCCGCATATGCTGATTATAATCAACTTTATCTTAATCACGAAAATGAGAACCAATTAGTTGCTAATGCAACAGGTGCTTTTAATAGAGTTTATCATGCTAATGCCGCAGGAACATCAACGAATAGTTATGCCTCATATAACCATAACTATTACCATAGTAGTGCTAATGCAGACACTAGCGCTTCATATGGTGTTTATAGTGAAGTTGAATCAAACCGCAATATCACATATCCAAACTTCATCTCATACCTTGCTGTAATTGACCGAAACGACGGAACCATTTCAAATGGTTATATGTATAAAGCAGATTACCAAGGAACTCTTCCAACAAATGCTTGGGGAATGTATGTTGAAGGTGATAAACATTATCTACAGGGTCGCGTCGGTATCAATACAACTTCACCAAGTTCAAGTTATGCTCTTGATGTAAACGGAGATATTGTCTGTGATAAAATCAGAGTTGAAGCAACTGGTGATGCGTCAGACACAAGTACGACACATGGACTACAAATTGGTACAACAACGAGTACAAACATTGTTATTGATGGTAATGAAATAATCGCTAGGAATAATGGTTCTTCCTCTACTTTAAATGTTCAACTTACAGGTGGTGACACAACGCTTGGTGGTGACTTAGTAGTTCCTAATAAAATAAGACACAAAGATGATTCAAATAATTATCTACAGTTCCATAACAACGACCAATTTAGAGTTGTTTGTTCTGGTAATGAAAAACTTGAAGTAAATAATAGTGCTGTAACAATTTCAGGTGCCGAACTACAGTTAGGTTCACACTTGGATATGCCAGATGCCGCGCAGATAAAAATAGGTACAGGCGACGACTTATTGATATATCAAGATGGTGTGGCATCTATAGTAAAACATAATACTTCAGGTCAGTTATTCTTTATGGGTGATGACATAAGGTTTGTGAATCAGGCAAACAATAATGCTATAATGTATTTGATAGGTGATGTTGTTGCATTTCATGGTAACTCAACTAGACCAGATGGAACACACTCCTATTTCGGAACAGGTAATGACCTAGACATGTATCATGATGGTTCTAACTCTTGGATAAGGGATGTCGGAACAGGCGACCTTTACATTGATACCAACTCAGGAGTGCATCTGTATGGTAATGGTAATGAAAATATGATATATTGCCAACCAAATGCCGCTGTTCACTTATATTATAATGCTGTTGAAAAAATGAGAACTCTGAGTACTGGTGTTGAAGTATTTGGTGACCTTATTCTTGATACTGGTCTTGCTGATGGTCCATCATTGAGACTTCAATCAGCAGGTTATAATGACCAAGAGTTTGATAATTATACAGGAAACTTGAGAGTCATAAACTCTGGTGCAGAACAAATCAGAGTTGAACAGGGTGGTAATACATCCATATATGGTGACTTGAATGTAACTGGTGGGGGCGGTACTAATTCTATTTACTTTGATGTTACTTCGGGTAATGGTTATGGATTGCGTTTCTGGAACGGAAGTAATAGTTATAAAATATATATGGCGTCATCAGGTTCTTCTGGTGCGGGTAGAGTTGCTGGAGAAACTACTTCTGATTATAATATGTACTTTAGAATGACATCTGGAACAAATAGAGGTTTTGTCTGGCAGAATGGTAGTGCTGATAATGTTGGGGGTCTTGATGCAAGTGGTAACTTTAGAGTAAAAGGAGATGTTGTTGCGTTTACATCTTCAGATATAAGATACAAAGAAGATATAATCCCTATTCCGAACGCTATAGAAAAAATCAAGAAACTTTCTGGTAATACTTTTATATGGAACAATAAACAGACGGCATATGAAACAGGAACAAAAGATGTTGGTGTTATTGCTCAAGAAGTTGAAGAAGTTCTACCAGAAATTGTTCACACTAAAAGTGATGGTCATAAGGCAGTTAAGTATGAGAAGATAGTTGCTTTACTTATAGAAGGTATGAAAGAACAACAAGAAGAGATTGATAAACTCAAGAAACAGATTGAGGAGATGAAGTAATGACAATGAGTAACGACCTCTCTCAAGGTATGTCTATTGGAACTACTTTAGGTCTTCTTGGAAGTTTAAATAGAAGTATAGTTAGTGAATATGGAGGAAGTACTCCTCACTCAATGAGTGAATATTATGCGGGAGGAAGTAATGTTCCTGCAGGTACTTCGGGTGCTTATGGTGCTATTCCTTCGAGTGGTACAATAGCAATGTCAAAGTTTTTTAATTCTACAAAGGTTACAGAAGTACATTCTAGTGCATTTACTACTTATGTTTCTGATGGACAATATCTTGATGAGAGTGGAGTTTGGGCAACTAGTGGAACACTTGCAACTAGTGGGTCAAATAGTATGACTGATAGTACTCTTGCTTCTTGGAACGGAAGAAGTGATGTTTATGTTTATAGGTTACTAAACCTAAATAATTTTTTATATTTTGGTCTTAAAAGTTCAGGGAGTTCTACATTCGTAAACGAATCAACTGCTGACGGAGGATTTGATACTTTGAAAATATATCTTAATCAATCAAACGGTAGTGGAAACCCAGATTTATCTCTCGCTAGAACATCTGCTAACTTTTCAAGTACTACAAATGCAGGAGATTGGTCTTGGAGCGCATCTATTAGTACATATTTTGGATTATCATCTTCCACAACTAACTACTTTGAACTCGTGTAATGACATTTACTTATTCGCATATCACAAGAGACTCAATACTTCTAACTACACTCACTGATTCAGATGGAAACTTAGTTGAAGTTCCTTCTAAGTTAAATGCCGACAATAGTGTTAACGAAACTCTTTCTAAAAGATTGGCAGAAAATATTTACTATCAAAGCACTACAGTTCAAACACAGGTAAATCATATCGCTTCAATCAACGCAACTCAAGTAAAAGATACAACATACTTGAATGGTAGTGCGACAAGAACAGACTATGCGGTGGGGACTACTCAGGGGCAAGCAATCGTTGCGACATTAAACGATGACTTCTCAGGGGAAGTGACTTCTTTTGATAACAACACAAATAACCTCGTCGGAGAATATACTGCTCAGAGACCACCCTATAATGTAAACAACAATATCTCGTTCTATAACTTTGATGCTCCAACCGATACTATTAAGAATAGTTTTGGAGCAACCTATCAGGAATATAAAAAATGGTACGGATTGAAGTTTGATACTGTAACGAATGATGTACTCGCAAAGTTTGTGATACCCGAAACAGAAATGAAGAGAGTTGATGTCGATACCTATAATGAGATAAACGCATTACTGCCACCTCATAGTTATCAATTCTATGCCAGAATACACGACAAGTCAAGTAATATAAATGAGAATGTAGATGTATATTTTCAGGCAGACCCTAGTGTCATGAAGTCTTGGTGTACTACAAACTCGTACACCTTTCCTTATGATACAACTGACAATACGATTGAACCAAAGTTGTTTATATGGGGATGCGTCTACAATACAACATCGGAGACTATAACGCATGTCAAAGCATACGCAAGAACAACAGTATAATAAAGAGATATTCGAGGAAGTCAATAAGAAGTTCTGGGAAAAGAATGAAAAAGAAAACCGATATTCCGAAGGTATTTTTGGTATAAATAAGAGTAAGAAATAGAACTAAAAGAGTAATAAAATGGCAATAACAAAAACAACTACGTTAAGTATGATTAAAGTAACACCTTTAATGAACTCTTCTGCAGAAGATACTGCAAATACTAAGCATCCAACTATTATGGTACATTATGTTGATACCTATACCGAGGATGGTGTAGAGGGTGCACCTGTAACAAGAGTAAAAGAACTACATAAGTTTGTTGAGGATGGCGGTGCTGCTACTGATGTGAGTGGTGAGGATGCTCTCGTTCAAACAATAGCAACTGCTATTTGGAGTTAAGAAGTGGCAATAACAGTAACGCATCAGATACTAAGTACTGAATTGGTTGATAAAACAGACCCTAATTCAATTAATGCTGATGGGAGCGATAGTGATGAAAACGGATTAAAGCAAGCACATAAAACCATGAAGGTTACAATACAAAATGTTTTATTTATTGGAACACCCGACTCAGATGAATCAGACCAAAGAAGAATGTCTGCTATATTACATTTAAGAGAAGGTTCGGATAGTGCTGAAACAAACGCGATACTTGCAGAAGCAACAGCAGATATACAGACAAGAATGGACGCAGGAAATATACCTCGCGCATTAAGACTTATAAACGAAGGAAGATAAGAAATGGCGAAACCACAGTCAAGGAACCAACTGATAGACTATTGTCTTCGTAGGTTAGGTCACCCTGTTATCGAGATTAATATTGATGACGAACAGATAGAAGACCGACTTGACGATGCGTTACAGTTATGGATGGAATATAATGGTGATGGCAGTTCAAGGATTGCTCAATCAGTAACCATAACAGAAGCAATGATTACTAATAAGTATATTGATTTGAATGCGGCATTTGGTGGCGCATACAATGATAGAATACTTAGTGTATATCGAATATTTCCAATTAACAGCGATACGACCTCAGTAAACTTTTTTGATATAAAATATCAAATGAGACTTAATGATATAAATGACCTACATACAGGTATCGGAGACCTTGCCTATCTTGAACAAATGGAACAATTCCTTTCTACTATTGATATGAAATTAACAGGTCATCCTCAGATTAACTTCAACCGTATAGATTCAAAACTCTATATCCAAGGCGACCTTGGTGCAGGGGGAGAACTCAATGCGGGTGATAAGATTATGGTAGAAATGTTTGTGTCTACATCACCTGCTCTTGCGAACGTATATAACGATATGTTTGTAAAAGAATACGCAACTGCACTAATAAAATTACAGTGGGGAGAAAATATATCCAAGTTTGATGGTATTACACTTCCAGGAGGAGTAAAGTTAGACGGTAGCGGTATAAAACAAGAAGCACAAAAAGAAATAGACGTAATACGAGACAGACTTATTGGGACATACGATACTCCTGTCAGTTTCTTTGTAGGATAAACAATGGCGACTAGTAAGTATTTCAAGCACAATGTAAGGTCAGAACAGTCACTCGTAGAAAGTCTAGTGATCGAGTCACTTCAGTTCTATGGACAAGACCTATACTATCTACCAAGAGAGATAGTCAACAAGGATAAAATATTCCTTGATGATGTACCTTCACGATTTGGTGAAGCATACAAGATTGAGATGTATCTTGACGGTAATCAGTTTGAAGGAGACGGAGAACTCTTTGCTAAGTTCGGTATTGAAATAAGAGATACGGCAACCTTTGTTGTTTCCATAAAAAGATGGAGAGAATTAATTGGTCGTAAACTCACGGAGAATAACTTTAGACCTCGTGAAGGCGACTTGATATATCTTCCGATGTCTAACTCTATATTTCAGATAACCAAGTGTAACAACTATGACCCATTCTTCCAACTTGGTCAACTACCTACTTACAAACTATCATGTGAGTTGTTTGAGTACAACGATGAGGACTTCGATACTAATATTGCAAACATAGATGTTGTTGAATCAGAAAGTGCGTTTCAATATAAACTTACCTTAGACTCAGGTTCAGGTTTCATATTAGGTGAAACTATTACACAAGCATTCAGTACATACTCTATGAAGGGTGAGATTACTCGTTGGAGTGATTCCGATAAAGTTATGCATATTGCTCACGCAGGTTCAACGGACGGAACATTCAAAGAGTTCGGTACGACTAAACTTGTGGTGGGTGATACAAGTAACAAGTCTGCAACACCTACTCTTGTTGAAGAACTACAAAAGATACAAAGTGATTCACAGAATAAAATCTTTGATGACTTTGAATCAGACTTCTTAGACTTCTCAGAGAGCAACCCATTCGGAGATATGCAATAATGTTTGGCGGTCATTTTTATCACAAGAGAATTAGAACTGCGGTTTCCGTATTCGGTTCTCTGTTCAACAACCTTAATATAATTAGGACGAATGCTTCTAATCAAGTAATATCTCAGGTAAAGGTTCCTTTATCTTATGCTAAAAGAAGAGACTTTTTATCCCGTATTTCAGATATGGGGACAGGTGAATCAGAATATAAACTTGCAATTAAATTACCTCGTATGTCATTTGAGATTACAAGTATGTCATATGACCCAACTAGACAGTTACCAAAAATAAATACTATGTCAAAGGCAATTCAAAATAGTGTCATATCAAGACAGAGACTTTATTCTGCGACTCCTTATACTATAGGATTTCAATTAAATGTATACGCAAAGAATCAAGACGATGCTTTACAAGTTGTAGAGCAGATACTACCATATTTTGTTCCACAATATACTGTGACTGTAAAACCCTTTGCCGACATACCTACATTACTTGAAGATGTTCCAATATCTTTGTCTAGCGTTTCTGTATCAGACGAACAATCACCAGCATTAGGTTCACAGAGAACTATTATATACACTTTAGCATTTAATATGGATATTCTTTTACATGGTCCACTAGCAGATGATGGACAGAAAATTATCCGTGATGTTCGTACAAATTATTTCTTAAAAGAAAGTGGTCTTAAAGACTCAGATGAATATATAAGTACAGTAAAGATAACACCTAATCCTAATTCTGTCAGTGTTGATAGTGACTTTGGATTTACATTAACCTATATGGATAGCGATGGATTGTAATGAGTGAAGAAAAAACTATTAAAGCGGATTATGAATATTCGCGTGATACATATTATGAGTTGATAGAAAAAGGTCGGGAGTCATTAGACTTGATGATTGAAGTTGCGCGTGAGAGTGAACACCCTCGTGCCTTTGAAGTCCTATCAAATATGATAAAAGGTATCGCAGATGTAAATGATAAGTTGATGGACTTGAACAAGAAGAACAAAGACATCAATAAAGAAGAGATTGTTCAGGATGCCAAGACGGTAACTAATAATCTTTTTGTAGGAACAACAACAGACCTACAGAGACTGATACAGAATGAAAGTAAAGTGATAGATGTTGAACCCGAAAAGTGACACATATCTCGGTAACATAAATGTTAAACGAGATGGAGTCCAACATAATTTTACAGAAGAAGAAGTAAAAGAATACGTCAGGTGTTCTAAAGACCCTGTTTACTTCTGTAAGAAATATCTCAAAGTAATATCCCTTGATGAAGGACTAGTCCCATTCGACTTGTATCCATACCAAGAGAAGATGTTCGAACACTTCAATAATAATCGTTTTTCTGTCGTACTTGCTTGTAGACAAAGTGGTAAGTCAATCAGTTCGGTTGGATATATATTATGGTATGCTTGTTTTCATAGTGAGAAAACAATTGCAATACTCGCGAACAAAGGTGCTACGGCAAGGGAGATGTTATCTCGAATTACTCTTATGTTAGAGAACTTACCATTCTTTCTTCAAACAGGATGTAAAGCACTCAACAAAGGTTCAATAGAATTTAGTAATAACTCTCGTATCATTGCGAGTGCTACGAGTGGTAGTTCTATTCGTGGTATGTCAGTGAACCTATTGTTCCTAGACGAATTTGCGTTTGTGGAAAGAGCGAACGAGTTCTATACTTCTACATATCCTGTTATCTCTGCGGGTAAGGATACAAAGGTTATCATCACGTCTACCGCAAATGGTATCGGTAATACGTATCATAAGATATGGGAAGGTGCGGTACAGAAGACAAATGAGTTTATTCCGTTTACCGTAAATTGGTACGATGTTCCAGGAAGGGATGAGGAATGGAAACGACAGACAATCGCGAACACTTCTTCTTTACAGTTTGATCAAGAATTTGGGAATACGTTTTTTGGTACAGGGGACACACTTATAAATGCAGAAACCCTGTTATCATTCCGAGCGAAACCACCAAAAGAAGTCCTTGAAGGTGGCGACCTATTGGTCTATGAAAAACCCGTCAATGGTCACGAATACATCATGACCGTTGATGTGGCGAAAGGAAGGGGGCAGGACTACTCTACCTTTACGGTAATCGACATTAGCAAAAGACCTTTTTCACAGGTTGCTGTTTATCGCAATAATAATATATCTCCTTTTCTCTTCCCTACACTTATATATAAGTATGCTATCCGCTACAATGATGCTTATGTTGTAGTAGAATCAAATGACCAAGGTACAGTAGTTTGTAATGGTTTATATCAGGATATGGAATACGATAACATTCATATGGAAAGTGTTATCAAAGCAGACCGTATCGGGATTGAAATGAACCGTAAAGTAAAGCGACTTGGGTGTACCGCAATCAAAGATATCCTTGAACACAAAAAACTAGAGATTGTAGACGAACATACGATACTGGAGATATCTACATTCACCTCAAGGAAGAACTCGTATGCCGCGTCAGATGGTAACCACGATGACTTGATGATGAACCTAGTGATGTTTGGTTACTTCGTATCAACCCAATACTTCTCAGATATGACAGATATAAATCTAAAAGAGATGATGTTTGCTCAGAGAATGAAAGAAATAGAAGATGATGTTCCCCCTGTTGGGTATATTGATGATGGAATAGAACCCATAGAATCTATTCAAGACCCTGAAAACAGAAATTCAATTTGGCAACCCGTAGATGAATGGTAATATTCTGTAATATATTGTTTGTATAAATAGAAGTATTGAAACTAATAAAAACGTATTATGATTAACTTATAATTAGATAACTATAAAGGAAAAGTAAATGGCACTTTTTACACCCTCTGCTTCCCCTGCTGTAACAGTTAAAGAAATTGACCTAACGGGTTCAGTCCCGAACGTTCAAACTTCAACTGGGGCAATAGTCGGGAATTTCGGATGGGGTCCAGTTGGCAAACCAATACTAATCTCAGATGAGAACGGTCTTGTTTCTGCATTCTCTGCACCCACAGACGATAATGCTGTAGATTTTCATTCTGCCGCATATTTCCTACGTTATTCCAACTCTCTATTTGTTGTTCGTGAACAGCAAAGTAGTGCAAGGAATTCTGTAGCAAACCATACCACATCAGGTACACTAACGACTCAAAAAATAAATGACTTAGACGCATTTGAAAATGCAACTATCGACTCATCAGACGGTGTCTTCCTCGCAAGATATCCTGGAGTTGTTGGTAACTCACTAAAAGTTTCTATAGTCGGTTCAGATAATGACGACGCAACAGCAAACTTTAATGCTTGGGCATATAAAGATAACTTCGATGCCCCACCAAAAACTTCATCATTCGTATCCGCATTAGGTGGTAAGAATGACGAAATCCAT